TGCAGGCGTACCGGGAAGGGCGACACGGGACTCAGAAATGGGTAAACCGTGCCGCCTTTTCTGAGGCAACAGATCTATTCCGCTTCCGGGTTATACCCGGCGTTGACATTACACCCGCGCACGTAATCACCTGCGGGTCTGAGCGATTCGAAATAGCCAGCGTTGAGGATGTTAAGGGTAGAAAGATGTACACCGAAGTGCTGGCGAAAAAGGTGGTAACAGCGGGTGGCTAAAGTACAGTTCAAATTGCCGGACGCTTTCATGGACCAGATTGCGAATATGGGCAACGCCGTTGATGCAGCAATCCCGAAGGTACTCGAAGCAGGCGGCGAGGTCGTTCTGGACAAGATGAGAAGCGCGTTAGGTACCGCCATTGGGAAGAACAACAAATACGAGAATCGTTCAACTGGCGAGCTCGCCGGGTCGCTTGGCCTCTCACCCGCAAAGATGAATCGGGATGGCAACTACGACGTCAAGGTCGGGTTCTCCGAAGGACGCAGCGGTGTATCGAATGCGATGCTTGCAAACGTGCTGGAATACGGTAAGCATGGCCAGCCGCCGCGACCGATTCTAAAACCGGCGAAAGCCGCAAGTCGCAAGCCGTGTGTGGAAGCGATGGAGGCGGCTATGAAGAAGGAGCTGGGGATCACATGACCTTACTGGAAGAAGTGAATACCATCGTTGGCAGCGTCGGACTTCCTGTGGAGACCGGCGTTTTTTCTGGCGCTGCGCCGGTTTCGTATGTAGTGGTCACACCAATGACAGAGCAGTTTGCCCTGTTCGCCGACAACGCTCCGGGTATGAACATCAGCGAAGCGCGGCTTTCTCTTTATATCAAGACCAACTACGAAGCACTGGCAAATCAGCTGGTGCGGGCACTGCTCGCTGCGGATTTCACAATAACTGGCCGCCAGTATGTCGGGCGCGAGGACGATACTGGCTATTTTCACTTCGCTATTGATGTAGCGAAAGAATACGTCGAGGAGGAATCGTAATGGCAACGATTGGATTAGATAAACTGTACTATGCGCCGATTACAGACGGCGCGAACGATGAGGAAACATATGGAACGCCGGTTTCACTTGCAAAGGCGATGTCGGCAGAGCTCGCAATTGAGCTGAATGAAGCGACCCTCTACGCTGACGATGGCGCAGCGGAGGTAGTAAAAGAGTTTAAGAGCGGAACGATCACGCTCGGCATCGACAATCTTGGCGCTTCGGTAGCCGGCGCGCTGACGGGTGCGCAGATCGATGACAATTTCGTTCTGATCTCCCAGAGTGAGAATGGCGGTGCGCCTGTTGCGATCGGATTCCGGGCCAAGAAGAGCAATGGACAGTACCGTTACTTCTGGTTGTACAGGGTCGTATTCGGCATTCCGTCGACCAACCTTGCAACCAAGGGCGATGCGATCACGTTTTCGACTCCCTCCATTGAGGGCACGATTCTGCGCCGGAACAAGGCTGATGGTCAGGGCAAGCATCCCTGGAAAGCAGAAGTGGATGCGGACAACGCCAGCGTAGCGGCTTCGACCATTACCGGCTGGTTCTCAACCGTATATGAGCCCACATTTGCGGTGGAGTAATGCAGTATGGAAAATGAACGCAGCGCCTTCATTACAATCGGCGGCAACGAGTATGAGATGCTTCTGACAACCCGGGCGACCAAGGAAATCGCTGCGCGGTATGGCGGGCTTGAAAACCTTGGTGAGAAGCTGATGAAAACTGAGAACTTTGAGCTTGCTCTGGATGAGATCGTCTGGCTGATCACGCTTCTGGCAAATCAGAGCATTCTGATTCACAACCTTCAGAACCCGGATGACAAGCGTCCGATTCTGACACAGGAGGCGGTTGAGCTCTTGACCTCACCGCTGGATCTTGCCGCATACAAAGACGCGATAATGACATCGATGTACAGAGGAACACGCCGTTTCGTCCAAAGCGAGGATGAGAGCTCAAAAAACGGGTCAGCCGGGTAAGCGATGAGGAATTGTTTGCCCGACTGATTTTTTATGGTGTGTCCCTTCTCCACAGGTCGGAGCGCGAAGTCTGGCTTATGCCACTCGGCGCGCTCCTCGACCAGTGGGAAATCTACAAGCAGTTCAATGGCCTCGCCACGCAGAAGGTGGAAAGGTACATTGAAGATATTATCCCGGCTGGTGTATAGCAGAGTCTTTCGATCAGACAGATATAAATGGCTTACCCTTGGCACCCAAACGGGTGCCTTTTTTGTGCGCATTTTACATGAGGAGGTGATAACGTGGCGGATGATTTTGGCTTGAAAATTGGGATCGAGGGCGAAAAGGAATTCAAGAAAGCCCTCACGGAGATCAACCAGCAGTTCAAGGTTCTGGGTTCGGAAATGACACTCGTCACCTCTCAGTTCGATAAACAGGATAAGTCTGCGTCAGCCTTAACCGCACGGAATCAGGTTCTAAGAAAAGAGATAACCGCTCAAGCGGAGAAGGTAACAACGCTGGAAGCCGCGCTGAAAAACGCTTCCGACTCGTTCGGCGAAAACGATAAGCGAACGCAGGCATGGCAGGTACAGCTGAACAACGCCAAGGCGGCACTGAATGGCATGGAGCGTGAGCTCTCAGCCAATGAGGCTGCGCTGACTGAGACAGCAGATGGATTCAACACGGCAGAAAAGCAAGCGGACGAATTCGGTGATGAAATCAAAGACACCGCAAAGGAGTCCGACAGTGCCGGGGATAAGTTTGAAAAGCTGGGGTCTGTCGTCAAAGGCGTAGGCGCAGCGGTCGGTGCTGCTCTGGTAGCAGTTGGTACCGCCGCCGTAGCCGCTGGCAAGCAGTTATTCGATATGGTAAACGATGTCGCTGCGACCGGCGACGAAATTGACAAGATGAGTCAGCGGCTCGGCCTTTCCCGGACTGTGTATCAGGAATGGGATTATGTCCTGTCCCAGTCCGGCGTCGATATCAACTCTGTTCAGGTCGGCATGAAAACCCTCACAAACACCATAGACGATGCAAAGAACGGTACAACGTCCGCGATTGATAAGTTCTCGCGGCTTGGCATTTCCATGGACGACCTGTCGACAATGTCCAGAGAAGATATCTTTGCCATGGCTGTTACCGGGTTACAAGAGATGTCGGATGAAACCGAAAAGGCAGCACTGGCCAATGACCTGTTCGGTCGAAGCGGTCAGGAGATCATGCCTCTGTTGAACGCGGATGCGGAAGCTACAACTGCGCTTCGAGACAAGGCACACGATCTTGGCATGGTGCTTGGTGACGAATCTGTAGACGCAGCGGTCAAGTACACCGATTCGATGGACACGCTCAAAAGAACGTTTGAAGGCGTCAAAAACCAGATTTCATCTGATCTGCTGCCGGGATTCACTTCCGTGATTGATGGGCTTACCGGCATCCTTTCAGGCGAAGAAGATGCGGTCGGCAAAATCCAGCAGGGAGCCTCCGATATTGTGAGTTCACTGTCGGGCATGGTGCCCCAGATCGTGCTCGTGGTCGACGGCCTGGTTTCAGCCATCGCGCTCATCGCGCCCGATTTGCTGGGTGCCCTGATTTCGGGGATTTCCAGCAGCCTGCCGTTGCTTTTTCAGAGCGCCGGCCAGATCGCGACGACCGTCCTGTCAAATTTGGTGAGCTCACTCCCAGAATTTTCGAGTTCGGCGCTCGATATGGTTTTGTGCGTCTGCGACGGGATAATTTCGAACCTGCCAGCCATCGCCGAGGCCGCGATTTCTGTGGTCGGGTCTTTGATTTCGGGGCTCGGTTCTGCCTGCCCTGATTTGATCCCATCGATTGTCGATATGGTCATTCTAATCTGCCTAACTTTGCTCGAAAACCTCGATAAAATTTTGGCCGCCGCCGCATCGTTGGTGAGCGGGCTGGCTTCTGGAATTTTGCGCGCACTCCCAAAATTGGTGGCCGCTTTGCCAAAAATTATTAGTGGAATCTGCGATTTTTTGAGCCAGAATTTGCCTCTCATCATCGAAATGGGAATCGAGTTGACGGTCCAGCTGGCAGTCGGACTGATCCGCGCAATCCCTCAGCTGGTAGCCTGTATCCCCCAGATCATCGTTGCCCTGGTGAACGGACTCGGCTCTGCGGTTTCCTCCGTGACGCAGATTGGCAAAAATATCGTGAGCGGCCTGTGGGACGGCATCAAAGCTATGGCTTCGTGGCTGACGAGCAAGGTCAAGGATTTCATGTCGGGGATCGTAAAGGGCGCGAAAAAGGTGCTCGGCATCAGTTCGCCCTCCAAGGTGTTCGCCGGCATTGGCGAGAACATGGGTGCCGGTCTCGGCATCGGCTTTACAGACTCCATGAAGGATGTCTCAAAAGAGATCGAGGATGCAATTCCGACCAGCGTTGATGTAGGTTCGCTGGACGTGCTGTCGAGCCTGCCGCAGACGGTTGGCGTTGGCCTTGCAAGCGATACGCTGACCGGCCGCATTGATACGCTGATCTCCGAAGTGAAGCGGTATCTGCCTCAGCTCGCCGGTATGCAGTTGGTAGCCGACACGGGCGCTGTCATAGGCTGGCTTGCACCGGAAATGGACGATGCGCTTGGCTCGATCCGCAAAAGAAAGGAGCGCTTCGTATGACAGATATTCGATTCGGCACTCGATGGGCGCATGCGGATTTCGGTCTGATCGTTGCGCCTTATGCTGTCCCGCAGCCGGAACCGCAAACGAACTATGTTGATATACCCGGTCG